CGAAACTGGTGTGTCCCGGATTTGATGGGATGCCGGATCGACTGGTGCTGCTGCCCGGAGGCAAGATCGGATTCGTGGAGGTCAAGGCACCGGGCAAGGAACCGAGGCCTTTGCAGGTAGCCAGACACGGATTACTGCGGCGGCTGGGCTTCAAGGTATATGTCCTTGATGCCCCTGAGCAGATTGGAGGGATACTTGATGAAATACGAACCGCATGAGTACCAGAGGTATGCAATCAACTATATCGAGGACCATCCCTTCGCTGCCGTGCTGCTGGACATGGGCCTTGGCAAAACGAGCATCACACTGACCGCTGTTGCGGACCTGCTGTTCGACAGCTTCGAGGTTCACAAGGTGCTGGTCATTGCTCCACTTCGAGTAGCCCGTGATACTTGGAGCGCAGAGCTTCAAAAGTGGGACCAGCTTCACCACCTGACCTATTCGGTGGCGGTCGGAAGCGAGGCTGAGCGAAAAGCGGCCCTGACGAAGAAAGCCGATATCTACATCATCAACCGGGAGAACGTCCAATGGCTCATCGAGAAAAGCAAGCTCCCGTTTGATTACGACATGGTCGTGGTAGACGAGCTTTCTTCCTTCAAAAACCACCAGTCAAAACGCTTCAAGGCTCTGATGCAGGTACGGCCCAGAATCAAGCGTGTCGTTGGGCTCACCGGCACTCCAGCCAGCAACGGACTGATGGATCTGTGGGCAGAGTTCAAGGTCATAGACATGGGAAAACGCCTCGGTCGGTTTATCACCTATTATCGGCAGGAGTATTTCGTGCCGGACGCCATGAACGGCCAGATCGTTTACAGCTACCGTCCGAAACCCGGTGCCGAGCAAGCCATATACCGGAAAATCTCGGATATCACCATTTCGATGAAATCCACGGACCACCTGAAGATGCCGGAACTCATATCGAGCGAATACAAGGTCTATCTCACCCCCGATGAGCAGGACGCATACGACGAGATGAAAAAACAGTTCATTCTGGACCTGCCCGATGGTGAAATATCCGCTGCCAATGCCGCAACCCTCTCCGGCAAGCTCTCCCAGATGGCCAATGGTGCCATTTACGACGATGCCGGGAATACGGTCCCCATTCACGAGCAGAAGCTGGACGCTCTGGAGGACATTATCGAGTCGGCAAACGGCAAGCCTCTTCTGGTGGCCTATTGGTACCAGCATGATCTGGAGCGGATCATGAAACGGCTGCATGATCGCCATATTCCGTTTTCCAAGCTGGACAAAGCCGACAGTATCCGCAGATGGAACAACGGCGAAATCCCGGTAGCCCTGATCCACCCAGCTTCTGCCGGACACGGCCTCAATCTTCAGACCGGCGGCAACACCATCGTCTGGTTCGGCCTCACATGGTCCTTGGAGCTCTATTCCCAGACCATAGCAAGGCTCTGGCGGCAAGGTCAGACTGCCGAGACTGTGGTCGTTCAGCATATCGTGACGGACGGCACTATTGATGAGCAGATTCTCCGGGCACTTAAGGCCAAAGACAAAACGCAGTCGGCTCTGATCGCTGCGGTCAAGGCAAATCTGAAAATCTAACGACAAAAATCGACAATCTTCGCCAATCCGAGTGAACACAAATTCGGAGGTGCGACTTTGAACCCATATGAAGAACTGGCAAACGCCATCATTCTGCAAGCGGTCAAGGATTACCGGCTGACCGACGACGAGCGGGAGCTTCAGGAAATCGAGCGTTTCTTCCGCTCCGGCTGGTTCGGTGTCCTGTCAAAAGTCGATCCGGAATTCCTCATTAAAGAGCTACGGAAGGAGAAGCGAAATGACCGCTAAAGAATATCTGTCACAGGCCCGGACGCTGGATATGCGGATTAAATCCAAGCTCCAGCAAATCGAGTCTTTAAATGAACTGGCCACATCCTGCACCGTCGTTTATAGCGATATGCCGAGAAACCCAAATCGTGGCGGCTCCAAAGTAGAACGGGCTGTCTTGAAGATAATCGAGGTTGAGGAAAGCCTGAAACACGATGTCGAGGATCTGGTTGAGCTGAAAAAGGAAATCATGGCCACAATACAGGCCGTTTCGGATGTTGAACTGCAAACCCTGCTGGAGAAGCGTTATCTGTGCTTCCTCTCGTGGGAGAAGATTGCGGTTGAGATGCATTACAGCATCCAGCACATTTACCGGATGCACGATACGGCCCTTTCCTGTGTGGCTGCCATCCTGAGAGTAAATGAGAGAGATTGAGAGTCGCCTCTTATGATAGTATTATGATGGACAAAGTAAAAAATACGGAAGCCTTGTGGGAGCACTCCTCCCGCAGGGCTTTTGTTATGCCCGGAAAGCGAGGTGATTATGTGCCAAGGAGTCCAAAGAAGCCCTGTGCTTACCCCGGCTGTCCAAGGCTTACTGATAGACGCTTCTGCCCGGAGCACGAGAAGCTGGACCGGGATCGGTACAACAAGTACGAGCGTAGCCCGGATGTCAACCGCAAATACGGCAGGGCTTGGAAGCGTATCCGTGACAGGTATGCAGCGGCCCACCCTTTGTGTGAGCAGTGCCTCAAGGAAGGTCGGTTAACACCGGTCGAAGAAGTTCATCATATTCTTCCTATTTCCCAAGGCGGTACCCACGATGCCAGCAACCTGATGAGCCTGTGCCAGTCGTGCCACACGAAGATCCATCACGAGATCGGTGACCGGTGACCGTGGGGCGGGTCAAATCTCTACGACCCTTCTACCCGGACAGCGGCGTGGGGTAACGCGTGAAAATTCGCGGTTTCAAACAGGGTAATAGACCCATCAACGAAAAGAGGTGAGTGAATGGCCAAAGATGGAACAAATCGTGGCGGTGCCCGTATAGGCTCTGGTCAAAAAAAGAAACCACTTGCTGATAAAATTGCACAGGGTAATCCAGGTAAGAGAAAGCTAGAAATCATTGACTTCCAAAATACCGCTGATTTAAAGGGGCAGGAAATGCCAAAGCCAAGGGCCATGCTCTCAGCGGTGCAAAAGGACGGGAAAACCCTAGTAGCCAGCGAGATTTATGAAATTACTTGGAAATGGCTTGAGGAGCGAGGCTGTGCCCATTTGGTGCTCCCACAGCTTCTAGAACGATATGCCATGAGTGCGGCCAGATGGATACAGTGTGAGGAGGCGGTAACTGAGTTTGGCTTTCTTGCCAAGCATCCAACTACCGGCAATGCTATTCAAAGTCCTTATGTAGCTATGAGTCAGAACTTTATGAGTCAGACAAACAGATTGTGGATGGAGATTTATCAAATCGTTAAAGAGAATTGTGCTACAGAGTATTCTGGTTTAAACCCACAGGACGATGTGATGGAGCGACTGCTATCTGCCCGCAGAGGAAAATAAAGATGAGGAGATATGTAATGAGTAAAAGATATTTAACAGCTGAAAGTGTATGTGCTGGACATCCTGATAAACTATGCGACATCATAGCAGATAGCATTTTAGAAGCATGTTTACGTAATGACAAAGCATCACGTGTCGCTTGTGAGGTAATGGCAACCAAAGGGAAAATTATCGTGGCGGGCGAAATCTCCTGCAGCGAGAAAATAGACATCCGATACATTGTTAGGAATGTCCTTAAAGAGATTGGATACAACCCTCTTAAATTCTTGATTTATGTATTTGTACACAAACAAAGTGTAGATATTGCAACTGGCGTGGATACTGCACTGGAAGTAAGAAATGGAATAAATGAACAGTATGGTTCGATAGGTGCTGGAGACCAAGGAACTGTGTATGGCTATGCTACAAAGGAAACAGGAGAAATGCTTCCCCTACCCCTTGTACTATCTCACAGGATTGTAAAGAGACTGGATGATTGCCGAAAAGGGAAACTGATAAAAGGTATTCACCCAGATGGTAAAGCACAGGTGACGGTGGAATATGAAGGGGACACTCCAGTGCGAATAAAGACTATTGTGATATCGGTACAGCATGATAAGGATAAAACACAGGAAGAACTTAGGACAGATATCCTTAACAATGTCCTATGGCAGTGCTTTGAGGACTTCCCATTTGATGATGAAACAGAAATTCTCATTAACCCCTCTGGTAGATTTGTCGAAG